GGGATCGGTATGGGGGTAGGCAACAGCCGCCCTACCATAACACTAGATACGGCGACAACGACAGACATTAACGTGACTGCTGCCGATACCCAGATTCATAATTGTATCTTTTCGATGAACTTCGCTGACATTGCTGAGGTCTTCGACCTCAGTGCGGCTGGTTTTGTAGTTAACAAGTGTCGTTTCGTGGATACTGCGGTTAATATGAACTTCGTTGACTTGATTAAATGCACAACGGGCGATAACGATTGCGACAGGTTGGAGTTCACCAACAACGTCGTGATTTCACCTGACACAGGTAATGATGCGATTATTGAAGTTGGTGGCGACATCGCTGGGCTAGTGTTCAATAATAACTACATTCGATTAGGCGTTGCTAACTCTGAGGCGATTATCTCTGTAGCCACAGGGAAGGACGCCACCGATTGTGAAATTACCTATAACCATATTTACCGATTGAACACCGCCGGTGACCTCTTGATTGACAGCGACACAGCCGATAATACCGGCCTCATTGCTCATAACAGAATCGGTCATGCTGACACGGCTTCGGAAATTCTAGTTGATGCTGATGGTGTCCGGCAGTTTGATAACTTAGGAAGCGCAACTGACACCGCTTCTGGATATGTCTTGCCCGCTATCGATAGTTAGGAGGGTTAGATGTACGGCTACGAATCGGTTTCAATCAATAGCGGCACCACCGCTGGCGGCGCAGGGGTGTCGACTAACAATAATACGTCAAGCCATGTCGTCGTAGGCCAAATTTGCTCTATCGGGGTGACCTATAACGGGTCACCCCCAGCAACTACCGACCTCGTGGTGGCTACGGCTGGGAACAATGGCCCAGCTTTAACTATTTTGACTCTGACCAATGCCACTACTGATGGTTGGTTCCATCCTCGTCACAAGTTGGATGACGAGTCTGCGGCTGACATTACCTATGACGGCACCAATGAAGTGTATGATAAGGTATGCGTCGCTGATAACATCAAGATAACGGTTAGCCAGGCTGATGATGGCGACTCCGTTGATGTGGTAGTTGTTTACTATGCTGGTCGTTAATGGCTATTGAACGGCACATAATCAAAGTCAGCACCACAGGTTCCGCCGCTTCGGCCACCGGTTCATTGGTAACTGCCTTGCCGTACTGCGAGTTGCTAGCTGCCTATTTGAATTTTCACGCCAGCGCACCAAGCACCACGGATACCACGCTTTCTTCCCCAGGCGACCCGGTGTCGGTGACATTATTGACCATCACCAATAGTGCCACCGACGCTTGGTATTATCCCGGCATCCAGATGGATGATAATAGCGGTTCAGCTATTACAGGGGCATACGTCCCAGCCATCATCCACGGCAATCTGTTGGTGGAACTAGCTGGTTCCGATGCCCTAACGGATGCCCTAACGCTGACAATATTCGTGAGGGTATAGGCTAATGGCTTTCAGCTACACTCAAGGGAGTACGGCTGATAGGGATAGGGTGCGGCTGGAAATTGGGGATACCGATTCTAGCCGTGCCTTATTCCAAGACGCTGAGATTGATGATTTTCTATCCCAGGAAGGAGATAGCGTTCTGAAATCAGCGGCCAGGGCGTGTGAAACCCTAGCGGTGCGGTTCGCCAGGGACTATACATTTTCGGCGGATGGGGCCAGTTTCCAGAAAGGAGCCGTGACGCAGATGTATATGATGCAGGCCAAACGCCTGCGCCGCAAGGCATCCGCCACCACGACGGTGATGCCTCGCCGAAAGGATGGGTATTCCGTTTACACGGATTCTGACGAGGTAACTGGGTTGAATATATTGGATTCCGGCACTGGCCAGTTCGGGCGATATTCCGATGGTTAATGAACTATTGCAGGCAACCGATTTGCAGTACATGCGGGTGGAAGCCCGTAAAGCCATGCCGGATACCATCAACATCCAGCGTAAAAGCCTAGCCAGCGACCAACAGGGTGGGTTCACAGAATCATGGGCAGATGCCTATCAGGATATTCCCGCCCGCCTTGCCGCTGGAAGTAGCAGGGAAGTAGCCAGCACGGGCCGTCAAGACCTACAAGCGGATTTCACCTTGACGGTGGCCTATAATCAATCCATCGAACAAACGGACAAAGTGGTTCATGCCAGTGGCACTTTTGAGGTACAATCTATTGACGCAGGCAAATCATGGATTGCCACTAAGCGATGCCAGATGCGCCGTCTGTAGGGCTACATGAGGCACGGTGCAGGCGCACGGAATGCCGCAGTTTACTGGCCCGCATCCGGCTGGAAGGGAGTAGCCAAGTTGAAATAAAATGCCGTCGATGCCAGGCTGTTACTACATTCGCATCCGAGACGGCAATGGTACGATTGAAGCCTGACGGCCAGGGTGGTTACATTGATGTGCCGGTAGGCGATAACTGAATAGAACCCTACCTTAGAGGCCCACGGAGGCCCAAAAGCGGCCTGAACGCTGGTGGGGATAAAGAAGGCATGGGAGGCTCATGGAAGCCCTTGGTTGCCCTTATATGGGTAATCGGGGGTTTTTATTTTGGCTGAATTCGAGATGAATTTGAAAATTGAAGTTACATTGAACCCACGCTGGCGGGAACTGGGAAGTCGGGTGACCCAGACGATAGAGCTTGCCGCTAGGAACGTGGAGAAGGGTGGCAAGGAACGCATAGCCGCATGGCCCGCCATAGATACGGGAACCACCATGAATACTATTGAAGCTAAACCAGTGGGCAATCTCATGCGGGCTGAGAACCTGGAATGGCGTGTCGGGCCAGTAACGGAATATTCTCCCTTTATTGAATTCGGAACCATCTACATGCGGGCAAGGCCATTCATGGTTCCGGCCCTTGAATCAGAAGCCCCCCGTTTCAGGGAAGCCATAGGGCAACTAATGAAAGAACTTGAAACCCCAGGATACGGGCAACAGGTTCGATTGGTTTAACTGATGGCTAATTTGCGAGTAAACCTAGACACAGCCATTTACACCACGCTGAACGTGGAGGCTGTTACCAATGAGGCCACCGGGGGCGTGTTCAATGGACTGGCACCCCAAGGCACGGAACCGCCATTCGTGGTGTTCCAGGCAATGTCCAAGGTGGATGATTACTTCGCCTTCACGGGGCGGGGCGGGGCTGCGGTTTATATGATTAAGGCCATTGCCCGTAGCGTGTGGCCCAAGGCGGCGGGAGACATTGATACCCAGATTGATGGCGTAATGCAAGATGCGTCACTCAGCATCACGGGGCATGGTTTATTGATGTGCCGCCGTGAATCAGATTTATATTTGGTAGAAGACCAGAACGGGGTGGTGTACCAACACATTGGAGGGCTATATCGAATCCTCGCAGACCAAAGCTGATAAATGTATCCATCATTGGGTTATCGCAACAGCCGACGGCCCGGTCAGCCAAGGCCAATGCCAGAAGTGCGATGCTGTCAAGGAATTCCAGAATAGCTATGGCTATCTACCCTATTCGAGATTTGCCTTAGAGACACCATCAGACTATGAAAAAAGCAACTACCCGAAAATCTACTCCGGTGACCCCTGATGAGGTCTGGTATCTGGCCTTGAAAAAGATACATCTAGTCCAAGCCCTTGGAATGAAGCCATCCAGCATACGGTTCCACCCAGGCCAACGATTTGCCCTGGACGGGGATGAACAAGGGGTGGACGTAGAGGGGTTGCTTCGCTTGAAGGCGATAAAGATATACGAGGAATCTGATGAGGAATGGGCGCAGGCTAGATTAGCCGAGATGCCCAGGCCCAAGAGGAGTAGAAACCGTGGCTAGAGTTCATGCTAAAGGCGCAGGGTTGCTGGTTGATGAGTTCGATTTTAGTGGGGTTAGCAATTCCATGACCCTGAACTTCGCTGAAACGCCAGCGGATGTTACGGCGTTTGCCGATACCGATATGACCTATGTCCAGGGCAAGCCGACGTTCACGTTTGATGTGAATGGCCTTTGGTCAACAGCCAGCCCGAATTATGATGGCGAGATGTTTATTGACCTTACTGCCACATCCAGGCGGGTGGGTATTTACCCTGGGGGATTGACGGATGGTAATGTTGGATATGAGGGGCCGACACTGATTAGCGCATCGCCCCGCATTAGCACGGTGGGGGATGTTATCGCCTGCAATGTAACTTGGCAAGGTGCGGCTGCTCCGGTTCGTTCTACCCTGCTTCGGTATGCTACCGATAGTGCGTCTGCCAATGGCACACAATATACGTTGGGGACAATAGCCGCCACTAACACCATCGTTGGTGTCCTGCGGTTGATTGAAATTACCGGCTCTGGCAACAATACCCTGGATGTTAAAATCCAGTCCGATACCACAGGATTCAGCAGTCCCACTGACCGGCTTACATTTACTCAGTTAAATCAGGCCAGTGGGGTTACGTTTGAAACGCAGACAGCGACTGGGCCTGGAGGTTCCGATAATATTTGGAGGGCAGTAGTAACCATTGCGGGCGCAGGAAGCCGCAGTTTTAAGATTGGGGTTGCTTTTGGGTATTATGTTACATAGGAGGGTAGACCATGGCTAGAACCCACGGCAAGGATTCCAATTTCAGCTTCAATGCTGTGGCAATTGAAGATGAACTGAGTTCCATCACCATGAACGCCACGGTAACGGAAGGTGATATAACAGCGTTTGGGGATGCGTACCAAAATTTCTTAGCGGGCAAGAAAAACGTTAGCTTTGATGTGGCTGGTGCGCTTGACGCTGATTTCGCCAGTGATGGTGATGCCACGATATTCGACCACATCTCCCTCACGTCTGGGGCTAAGACATTGATTTATGACCCAGATGGCGCAGGGCCAGATACCAATAGCCCTGAATATACTTGTACGTCATCGGGGTTAACCGGGGCATTATGCTCCAGCTATACAATCAGTTTGCCGGTGGGGGGTGCGGCCACTTATACGGCCACGTTCCAGTGCAGCGGCTCAACTACACGGGTTGTTTCCTAAAACGCCTGTACGGGCCTCATAGGGCCAAATAACGCTATTCTAGGAGGGACTTGATATGGCTAGAACTCACGGTAAGGATGCAGATTTTTCGTTTGACAGCGTAGCTATCGAGGACGAACTAAATTCGGTAACCCTAAATTTCACAGTGCCAGAAGCGGATGTTACGGCGTTTGGCGACACCTATCAAAATTTCCTGGCAGGGAAACCCACGGCTACCATCGACGTGTCGGGGTTCGCTGACCTGGCAAGCAGCCAAGGTGATGCCACCATCTTTGGTGAACTGGGGCTGGAAGGTGAGGAGTATGATTTTGAACCGGACGGCACCACTGGATACAACGGATTTGCCATCGTTACCAGCTATTCCATTACCTCAACCGTTGGTGGGCCGATAACGTATTCGGCTTCGTTCCGACATAACGGTGGTAGTGCTGCTGCCGATGCCGCAGCCCCAACTAGAGGATAGTGACACTCGTATAAATGTTGTAACGCAACAGGTATTTAATATATGGAATAAGGAGAGGCTCATGAAGCCCAAAATACCAACCATCAGGGTAATCAGCGATGATTGCGCCATCAATATCGGGCAAGTTATTGAGGATGGAGAAATTACCAGTCCTGGCGTTCCCCACTACGTCCACATCGGCGAATGGGTGGAGATAATGCCGGTGATGGCGGTGCGGGAGGTAATGCAGTTAAGCCGCCTCCAACGGGGCAGCGAGGATACGACTAGCCTGGGAGAAAACCTCTTTGAATTATGCAAAGAGTTATCCAAACGCGTCATCAAGTGGAATTGGACGGGCCTGATGGGAGAGCCGATGGAACAACCCTATGGCCGCCCCGACGTGATTGAGGAACTATCGTCAGACGAACTGCTGTGGCTAGTAAATGCCGCAGCGGGCCAGGAGGTGCCGGAAGCCCGAAAAAAAGACTCCGATACCTCGGAGAACATATCCTTGGCGACGGCCCCCAACCCGTAGCGGGAACCATCAGCGTGGTGTGTGAAAGTTTCGGTTGTTTGCCCAGTGAAGTGATGAATGAGGACTGGGCATTGATACGGGATATTCTGGATTACAGATTGTTGATAAGCGCAAAAGACCAACATAATCAGGACGCATCAAAGATGCACCCATCCCAAATAACCCTATGGACGGAGATGGTGGAGGCTGTAGAAGACGATGGCTGACGCTGCGACGATATCGGTTCTGATTCAGGCTCGTGACCAGGCATCTGCCCAGTTGAAGAATGTGGAAACACGCATGGGTAGCCTGGCGCAATCCTTCAGTAAACACCGCCGTACTATCGGCCTGGCTTCTACAGCTATTGGTGGTGCCATCACGGGTATCGCTGCGCTATCCGTCAAATCATCCCTAGACCAGCAAGTAGGTATCAACCGACTAGACCAAGCGTTGAAGAACGTCGGTAGTAGTTATGCTGACCAGAAGGTACAGATAGAGAAGGTCGCCGCCGCCCAGCAATTAAAAACAAACTATGGCGATGAGGCTCAGAGGGAAGCCCTACAGAAGTTAATCGTCATCGGAGGTCAATGGGAAGGCTCGTTGGCGGCATTGAAGATTACGACCGATGTTGCCGCTGGAGCCAACATAGACCTGAACGCCGCCGCCCTATTGGTAGGCAAGGCGATTGCCGGGGAGACTTCCAGCCTATCTCGTTATGGGATTATCTTGGAGAAGGGTGCGACTCAAACTGAGATTATGGCCGCATTGACCAAACAGTTCGGCGGTTCTGCTGAAGCTGCTGCTGACCCCTTAACCCAGTTGAAGAACCGCATGGGTGATTTGTTCCAAGTGCTAGGGGATGCCTTGTTACCCATGCTGGAAAAAATGCTGCCTATGGTTGAATCGGTGACACGGCGGGTTATCGAATGGGCCGAAGCCCACCCAACCCTAACCAAGGTGTTGGCCTTGGTTGGCACGGCCCTGGGCGCAATATTACTGGTGCTGGGGCCATTGATTCTGTTGTTGCCCACTATCGTTGCAGGGGTAGGTCTTTTGTCGGGGGCATTCGCTGCCTTATCACTGTCTATGGGGCCGATTACAGCCATTGTGTTGGGTCTTACGGCTGTGATAGCCGCCGGTATCCTCATTTACAAGAATTGGGACGCTATCATACAGAAACTACAAGACAACTGGAAACTAATTCTGCCAATATTAGCTATCGCTCTTGGCCCCATCGGGCTGATTACCGCAGCGATAGCAGCAGGCGTCCTCATCTGGAAGAACTGGGATGTAGTGGTGCAAACGGTCAAGGAATCACTGGCCGCTTTCGCAAAATTCGTGATTGATGTGGGCATCAAGGTGGCTGAGGGTGCCAGGGCGATGATTGGCTGGATACCTGGGCTTGGTGGCATCAAGGAGGGATTGGACAACGCCATCCACAGCATGAAGGGCATGAAAGACGGTTTAGACGATTGGGTGGACACCGCCGGTTTTGCTGCGAAACAGACTAGTGAAGCCTTTGGGGATATGGAAGATACCCAGATGAAACTGGCAAAGGAGGCCAAGAAAACAGAGAAGGAAGCATCCAAGGCTGTCATGGATTTAGCAACAAATACC